CCCGTCTCATGCACAAACCCACAGAACGGCGCGTTTGACCGCGTGTTCGGCACGTCCAAAGTCGATTGCGTTGATGTCATTGACAAGTGCGACAGTGAAGAATGGTTCGAGGTTCGCTGACAATGGCAGGTAAGTCCAAGTTCACAGACAAGGACAAGGATTACATCACGGACGAACTGGCTAAGGGCCGGTCGCTCCGGGCTATCTGTGAAGAACCAGACATGCCTTCCGAGGGGTTGGTTCGTAAGTGGGTGGTGCAGGACGCGGCCTTTGGTACGCAATTCGCACACGCGCGTGAGGCTGGTATGGAAGCCCTCGCTGATGAAATCCTCCAGATAGCAGATGACAGCGGCACAGATTGCACGGTCGATGAGCATGGCAACATCAAAGTTGACGGCGATGCAATCAATCGCGCTCGGCTCCGTGTCGATAGCCGCAAATGGCTGATGAGCAAGATCGCTCCAAAGAAATACGGAGATCGTCTTGATCTTAACCATTCCGGCTCAATCGACACAATGGACGAGAGCCGCGTAGATGCTCGCCTCGCTGTCCTACTCGGAAAAGCTGGAGTTGATGCGGCTACTGGAGCGCAAAGACTTATTGGAGCGCCAGGAGCTTCTGAGGACTTACAAGCCTTACCGGAAGCAGAGGGAGTTTCATCGGGCGGGCGCAAAGGTACGTGAACGTCTGTTTATGGCAGGCAACCAGCTTGGCAAAGAGCTTCGGCATGATGAGCCAATCCTGACGCCTGATGGATGGGTTCCTATATCTGATCTCCACGCCGGGGATAAGGTCATCGCTGGTGACGGCACTGTTACGACTGTCACGGGGCATTACCCGCAGGGCGTCAAGGCTCTTGTGGAGATTGAATTCTGCTCTGGCACAAAAATAGCGGCTGGCTTTGACCATCTCTGGAAAGCCCAACACCCTAACGCAAGGTTTAAGACATCCTGCCACAGCCACCCAAGGGTTAAGGGCGCGTCACGGCGAACGGAGATGGTGGCGAATGATAGGTATGGCCGATGGGGGACATACAGCACAGCAGACATGATCGAGGCTTATGGATATTCGCCAAGGCCTAAATACAGGTTTGCAGTTCCATCCGTGGGCGCTGTCCAGTTTGACAGCAAGGAATTGCCAATAGACCCTTACGTACTCGGGCTTTTGCTTGGGGATGGCGGGTTAACCAACGGGGTAATGTTCTCAAGCGCGGATGATGAGATGGTAGCGGCCTTTAGCCAAGAGGCTGACAAGTTTGGTTGCTATACGGTCCGAGTGTCTAGTTATGATTACCGAGCGTCTACCCGTACGCGGGGAAGGAATAGCTTCAAGGATGCACTGGCAGGCATTGGAGTTTATGGCTGCGGAGCGGCTGACAAGCGGGTGCCACATGACTACCTGATGGGTTGCCCTGCCTCTCGGTTGGCTGTCTTGCAAGGATTGATGGATACAGACGGGACGTGTGAGAAATCAGGCAATATGTCCTTCACGTCTATTAGCGAAGGACTAACTGGCGACGTTGCATTCCTTGCGAGGTCATTAGGGGCCAAGTGCAAACTCACATCGAGGGTGACATCGTACACGCACAACAGAGAGAAGCGGCAGGGCAAGAGATCGTACAAAGTGACGATCAGGCTCCCTGATGTTCCTATATTTAGGCTCGGTCGGAAGCTAGCAAGATGCGTTAGGCCAACGTCTACAAGCGACCATCACATCATCATCGGGTTTAGGGACATTGAACCCGCCGAGGCGTTTTGCATCAGTGTCGCCCATCCAGACAGAACTTATGTGACACGGGACTTTGTTGTCACACACAACACGCTAGCGGGTGCTGCCGAATGGGCGATGCACCTGACGGGCGAATATCCTGACTGGTGGGACGGAATACGTTTCGACCGGCCAATCACTGTTATCGCGGGTTCAGAGAGCTACGAACTGACACGAGATGGTGTCCAGCGCCTCTTGATCGGGCCACCAGCGAAAGAAGAAGAATGGGGCACAGGGTTTGTGCCTGCCCGGTGCATCAAGTCCAGAACGCGGCGCATGGGTGTTTCCAACGCCCTTGATACCGTCACTATCGCACATAAGAGCGGCGGGGCTTCGACACTGTTGCTCAAGGCATACGAGCAGGGCCGGGGCAAGTGGCAGGCTAACACGGTTGACGGGATCTGGTTTGACGAAGAGCCGCCGTCTGATGTCTATTTCGAGGGATTGACCCGCACGAACACGACGCAAGGCCCTATCACGGTGACTTTCACACCGCTCAAGGGCCTTTCAACCGTTGTGAGGCGCTACATGAACGAGGCCAGCGAAGACCGTAGCGTTATCACGATGACGATTGATGATGCCGATCACTACACGCCGGAACAACGACAGAAGATTATCGACACATACCCACCGCACGAGAGAGACGCCCGAACACGCGGCGTCCCAACGATGGGCTCAGGACTGATCTACCCGATATCCTGGCAGGACATCGAGGTTAAACCTTTCGCAATCCCGGATTACTGGCCACGAGCCTATGCGCTTGATGTCGGCTGGAACCGCACAGCCTGTCTTTGGGGAGCATGGGACCCGACAGACGGCACTTGCCATCTTTATTCAGAGCATTACCGGGGCCAAGAACTGCCACTCGTTCACGCGGCTGGCATTAAGGCCCGTGGAGCATGGATCAACGGGGTTATCGACCCGGCTGCTCAAGGCCGGTCACAGCGTGACGGGCAGCAGTTGATTTCCGATTATCGGCAGCATGGTTTGAAGATCAAGCCAGCGGACAACACGGTTGAGGCTGGACTTTACGAAGTGTGGGGCTTGCTGACGACTGGCAGGCTCAAAGCGTTCTCGACGCTGACCAACTTGCGGGATGAGTACAATATGTATCACCGCGATGAAAACGGAAAGATCGTCAAGAAGGACGACCATTTGATGGATTGCCTGCGCTATTTGATAATGAGCGGCAAGGCTGTTTCCAGCGTTCGTCCGGTCGAAGGCCACACGCACAGTACGCCATCGGCGGGAGACATGAATGCTGGATACTAACGCCCAATATGATGACGAGCCTACCAGAGAGAGCAGTGAAGCCCTCAAGGATAAGCTGGCAGTCATCATCAACAGGATGGAGAGCGAAGCAAACCGCCGCGTAGGGCAGATGAAGCCTATTCACGACCGGGCGCTTGAAGACCTGCGGCAGTATCACGGCTATTACGATGTGAAGACATCGGACAACCTCGCAGCCAGGGGCAAGTCGAAGCTGTTCATCAACATGACACGGCCCAAGACGGACGCTATGAGCGCCAAGCTCCAGGCCACGCTATTCCCGACAGACGACGCGAACTGGTCAATTGCACCTACGCCTGTTCCAGAACTGACCGACGAAGCCAAGGTTGCACAAGAATCCCTGCGCAAGCTTGAGGAAAAGGCCGAGAACAAGAAGAAGGAAGCTAACCGCCAGCAGGCAGAGCAAGAGGGCGGCGTTGACTCGGCGCTGATTGATGAGATTGACGAGCTACAGACGGCGGCTGATGTCGTTGATACTGAGCTAAAGCGGATCACAAAGATCACCGACGAGGCCCGCAAGCGGTCTGAGGGCATGGCCAAGGAAATCGAGGACCAGCTTATAGAGTGCCAATACCACGCTGTCAGCCGTGATCAGATCGAGGACGCCTGCAAGATCGGCACAGGGGTTGTCAAAGGCCCGGTGACTGGCGACACAGTGCGCAAAGGCTGGAAGCCTCAACCACGCGAAAACGGGCAGGAATCCTTCTCGCTTGAAACCAGCAGTGGCGACACTCCGGCATTTCGCTATGTGGATTTCTGGTCATTCTTTCCAGACCCCGACGCCCGCACGATTCAGGAAAGCCAAGGCGTCTATGAGCGCCATCTTTACAATGCCAAGAAGCTTCGCGGCCTTGCTAAGATGAAGGGGTTCGACAAGGACGCCATTCGTAGCCTTCTTAAAAACAAGCCTACGATGTCGGAGCCGTCCTATCTGTCCGATCTTCGCAGCATTTCAACGTCGGGCGCACAGCATTCGAGCGACCTGTACCACGTTTGGGAATACTCAGGCACACTCGACGCCGAGGACATGGAAGCCCTCGCCTTGGCTATGGGTGACGACGATCTGGCAACAGAATACTCCGAGATCGACCCGCTGACAGAAATCAACGCGATTGTCTGGTTTTGTCAGGGTGAAATCCTCAAATTCGCTGTCTATCCGTATGACAGCGGCGAGTGCATGTATTCGGTCTATAATCTGTTCAAGGACGAGGCCAGCATCTTCGGATATGGTATTCCTTGGGTTATGCGCGATCCGCAGCGCAGCTTGAACGCTGCATGGCGGGCCATGATGGACAACGCGGCGGGTTCTTCCGGTCCTCAGATCGTTGTTGCCAAGGGGTTGATTGAGCCGGAAAACGGCAGTTGGACATTCGAAGGCAACAAGGTCTGGACCGTCAAAGAGGGTATTCCTCAAGGCAACCGGGCTTTTGACGCATTCAATATTCCATCCGTTCAGAACGAGATGGGCGCAATCATTCGGCTTTCGATGGAGTTCATCGACCTGATGACATCAATGCCTGCCATCGCACAGGGCGAGCAGGGCACAGGCGTTACGAAGACGGCGCAGGGCATGGCGCTGCTTATGAATAGCGCAAACGTGGTCTATGGCCGGTTTATTAAGAACTACGATGATGATGTGACCACGCCGAACATTCGCCGCGCGTATGATTGGAACATGCAATTTAATAAGAAACCGGACATCAAGGGCGACTACAATGTTGATGCCCGTGGCTCCAGCACATTGCTTGTGCGCGAGATGCAGGCTCAAAACCTCATGATGCTGGCTCTCCAGATCGGCACTCATCCGAAATACGCCCATATGTTCAAGGACCGCGATCTGCTCAAGAAGCTGTTGCAGGCCCACATGATCCACGCCGATGAAATCCTGCTGTCCGATGAGGAAATAGCAGCGGTTATGGCCAAGGCCGAGGCTCAGGCACAAGCACAGGCCGAGCAGGAAGCCGCACCAAAGGCAGGCGGTAAAGACCCTGAATTGGCCAAGGCAGAGCTTGAAGCCAAGCAATCAGAGCTTGATGCCAAGATTGAGATTGCCAACATGCAAGCCCATTCGAGCATTCAGGTGGCCACGATCAACCGCGAGACTGCCATGATGAAGATGGCAGAGACGATGAACATGAGTCTGGATAAGATCGACGCCGACTTGAAAAAATCCCGCATGAACCTTGAGAGCAAAGAGCGCATTGTTGCAGCCGAGGTCGCGATGGCCACGCGCACAGGCGTTCACGCCAATGGTGTAATCTGATGCTTGACCCGACCAGCCCGACATGGGTTGTCGTCAAGGACCACGCGCAGGAAACAATATCTTCGTCTGGAGCCCGTCTCGCAACGCGAGGCTTCTCCCCGACTGACAGCGAATATGAACGCGGACGCATCGCAGCAATGAAAGAATTGCTCGATCTGGCAGAGCCGCGCCAAGAGATACCGTTCACCGCCCCTGACATCTGATCAGCACGGACGAACGGAACACGAGGGCCAGCCCATAGGGACCGCCCGCAACCCCGAGGAAATGGATGACAAATCAACCGTTGGAGTCCAACGAAGGCGAAGCTGAATCTGAAATTGTCGATGTTGACGCAGAAGAACGCGCAATATGGGCAGAACTGAACGCCAAGGACAAGCCTGCAAGCGGATCGTCGGACGACGCCGATGCGCCCCAGGACAAACCCGAAGCTGACGCAGAAGACAGCAGGCGTTCGTTCGATGACGACGATGGGAAGTCGCATTCCTCCCAAGCAGACAAACAAGCCCCTTCGGAACTTGATCGCCTCAAGGCAGAGAACGAACGGCTTGAACATCTGCACCGAACCGAAAAAGGACGTGTCGCCGCTATTCAGCGAAGGCTATCAGACCTCCAGAAAAAGGCTCAAGCCGCGCCAGTCGAAGATGACCGCGCAGACGAAGCCGACCCCCTTGGAGAACTAGCGCAGGACTACCCGGAAATAGAAAAGCCTCTCCGCGCATCACTCGACAGGGTGAATAAGCGGGTGGAAGCCATGTCGCAGGCCGAACGTGCCCGCCACACGGAAACCCAAGAGGAATTGAAGGCAACGCAGGCGGAATACTCGCAATACGTTGCCGAGCAAACGGCTGAGATTAATCAGACCCTACCCGACTGGCAGAAGATGGTTGGTGAAAACCAGCAAGCCTTTCGGCAGTGGGTGGATGATCAGCCGCGAAATGTCCGGGAAGCAGCCTACCGCAACGCAAGCCACATCGTTGATGCCCGCGAAGCGATCCAAGTGATCGGTGCATTTCGACAACACGTCACCGGGCAAGCACAGCCCGATTCCAAACCAAAATCGCGTGATGACAGGCGCGAGCGACAGCTCGCAGGAATGGCCTCTCCGCATTCATCCAGAACGCAAGCCGATCTATCCGGGAAACCGCAAGACGGCGACGAAAAAGCCCAATGGGACGAATTGCAGGCAAGAAAGCGGCGTCAAAACCGCGCCTGACCCAAACGCGGATCTAGCTTTGAAAGGCTAATCCGATGACTGCAACCACATACGTGGGCATTACTTCCCGTACAAACGTCTACGCCGCAGACAAGATGCTCGAACACGCCAAGCCCGTCATGGTCCTGGAAAAGCTCGGCACCGCTCTGCAAATGCCCAAGAACAAGACCGATACTGTCAAGTTCCGGCGTCCTGACCTGTTCACAGCAGCCACCGTGGCGCTTGTGGAAGGTGTCACCCCGACAGCCAAGACCATCACATTCACCGATGTTTCGGCAACGATGAAGCAGTATGGCGAAGTCTACGACACCACAGACGTTGTTGAAGACCTCCACGAAGACCCTGTTGGCCAGACCATCGCAATGATGGCCGGTGAGAACATCGGTCGCACGATGGAAGCCCTCAA